TCAGATACCTATTTTTTCATTAATTATAGATATCGTTGATAAATTACTCCTGTTCATCTGATGTACATATATATCCATTGTAGTTTTAGCACTGCTATGTCCTAAGAACATTTGAATGTCTTTTACATTTACATTACTTTCACATAATATTGTTGCACAGCTATGTCTTAAATCATGAAACCTAATATGTGTTAAATTATGTTTTGCTAAGAACTTCCTAAAACCATTAGTCAAGAACTTAGGTTTGTGTAACTCTCCACCTTCATTAACATAAACATATTCTTCATCTTTTTTATAATAACCTTTACCTAGTCTTTCTTTATTTCTTTTTTGCTCTTCTTTTAACTCCAGAAGCATCTCTTTTATAGATCCAGGTAAAACAAAACTTCTTAAACCAGCTGTACTTTTTGTCTTATCTTTTTTTATTAAAACATTTTTACCATTTAAGTTAGTCTCTGTAACAGTATGAATAATACTCATTGTATTATCTGCAAAATTTATAGCTGACCACTTTAAACCTAGTAATTCACTTCTTCTTAAACCAAAGAAGCTAGTTATAACTACTCCTAAGTACAATGCTTTATCTTCTCTTTTTAAGATTTCAAGCATTTCTTTTATTTGTTCATGATTATAAACTTTTGCAATATACCTAACCTTTTTAGGTTTCTCAACATTTAATATAGGATTTATATCAATTATTCCTATTTTTTGAGCATATTTGAATGTTAAACTTAAAAGATTATGATAATGAATAACAGTATTAGCAGAAACTCCTCTTACATTTAATTCATGAAAATAATACTTCTGGATATCAAATGTGTTTATATCCTTTAATTTTTTATTTTCTTTAAAAAAGTAAGGTAATATAGATATTTTTGTATTTGATAGATAAGATGAGTATGTAGCATCATCAATAGTTTTAAATCTCATTTTCACATATCCTAAAATGAAATTACAGAAGCTAATTTCTTTATCAAAAAGATTTACATCCTGGTCCACTTTTGTAAAGACACTTTTCCTGCTGCCAACTTTTTTATCTTCAGATATTCCAAAAAACTTTCTACATTCTTCTTCAAAAACTTTTAACATTTCTTCAGCTAATTCTTCATTATCAGTTTTAGATGACTTTGATTTCACAGTTTTTTTCTTATTTTTTATATATTCAAAAACTAAATGGTAAAACTTACCTCTTTTTCTAGTGTAGCTTGATGTATACAAGATTCCTCCTTCATCTTTTTTTAATAGCTACCGATAAAGAATTATCGGTCAACTATTAAAAAAAGTCAATATACTAATTTCTTACATCGCATTTAAAACATACTCTATCAGACATTCCTTTGGTATTTTAATTAATCTTCCATTTCTTATAGATTTTAATTCTCCAGTTTCAGTTTTCTTTAAGACACTACTTTTACTAATTCCTAAAAAATCAGCTGTATCTTTTGTTGATATAAAAAAAGGAAGCTTCTCTAATTCTTTTTCTAATGATGTTCTCATTTCTTGTGTTGTCATTTTTATCACCTAATTCCATTCTTTGCCTATTCTTTTCATGTTTTTTTTCCATTTTACCCAATAAGAATTTAAAATATTATCTGTTGTATAATTATATTGATATGTAATTGCAATCAGTTCATCCATAGCTATTGCTAACTTATCAGTATAGACATAATGAATAAATCTTAAAATATCAGGTTCATCTGTATGAATATATTTTTCTTCAAAAGAAAAACAAATAGCTTCCTTTAAGGCTTCATTTTTATCATCATCAAGATAATTTATCAATTGAGCAAAGAAAAAATAAACATCAGTTAGTTCTTCTAATTCTTTGTCTCTACGATATTCTTTTGTTTTCCAAGTTTTATGAGAAAACATAGTCTCCTCATTAAATTCAACACATTCTGCAATTAATGACATCTTGATATCTTCAAAAGTTCTAGTTCTAATATTATTAATATTATCATCTAAATATTTTTGTAAACTTAATATATCTCTAAAATTTTTAGGTTTTTTGATTTCCATTATTTCACTTCCTTGTACTTTTTTAAATCTATAAGCATTTCTAATAATTTCCTATGTTCTTCTTTACATTCTCCACATTCAAGTTCTTTTATTTTATTTTTACAGTGTATTATAGCTTCGTCTAAATCTATTTTTGTATATTTCTCCACTTATTCTATCACCTTCAAAAGTTCAGGGTTTTCATAAATATTTCCTATTACTTCACTAAGTTCAAAAGTTTGATTTATAAAATCCATATAATTTTCTGTAAAGTAAGATTTTTCAAATATGAGCTGCCTTATTACTAATTCATCTCTTTTTCCCTCTCTTTCAATCACACCTATATTGTAAAATTCTTTAGTTCCATCTATACTGCAATCTTTAAATTTTACAATATCTCCTTCATAAATTTCTTTTCCATTTTTATCTTTTAATCCTGTGTATTGCATAAGTTCAATATCATTAAATTTCTCATCTCTTATACTTAATAAATGTCCAACTCTTTCAAGTAAATAAGTTACCTTTTTAGTTACATAATTAATTAATACGACTTCAAATATTGCTTTTCTATCTTTTACCCAAGCTCTAAATTTTATGTCTCTGTTCATATTTAATCAACCCCTATAAAAAAATTAATAATCTCTATCTTTCCATTATGTGTTCTCATGAAATCGTTTTTGAAATCTCTTTCAAACTCTTCTAATTCATTTTCTGTCATTAAATATTCTGTATTTATTTCAAACTTCACTGTTCTTTTTGAATTATCTTGAATGACTTCCATTGTTCCTTTATATTTAGTCATTTTTTTTCACCTGCTTCTTATTTATTTTCTTTGCAATAGCAATTTTAACTTTAGCTATAGTCACTCCTACATTTGTTAATTCAATGTCATTTTTTATGAGATTATTTTTATTTAAAACAGCTAATTCTTTTCTGGAAACCAGAAGCAAATTTTTTATATCAAAATTTTCTTTATTCCCATCAGCAAAAATTATCACATGATCTGCTGGGATTTCTCCATATTTTTGTTCCCAAATCCATCGATGTTTTAACTTCCATTTCTTTTTATTTATTAGTTTTATATATGTATAACCATCTCTATCAATTCTTTCTGAATAAAGCTCTCTTGTGTTCCAGGTTACATTTCCTTTTTTAAAAAGATTAGGAGGTCTTATTCCTGTTTTCTTACCTTTATTCCAAGGAGTGTGTCCTTTCTTAAAAGTATAAGAAGGTAATTTTTTAAAAGGTATTTTGTATCTATGAAGCAAAAGCTCTAGTTGATTTAAAGTTATTTTTTCAAAATTATTATTAAATAATTCTAATAATTCATTTTTATTTTTAGTACCTTTAAAACTTCTTAAGAATTCAAATTCTATTGTTTTAAATTTTCTTCTCATTTTTATACCTCTAACATTTTAGGTAATTTCATATTTTCAGTGATTCCACTTTCTTTTATTTTAATAGCCTGGATTGCAACATCTGCATTATTTATAATTGCAGTAGCAACTCCAACTATAGCTTTTGCTCTAAGAATTTCAGTATGCAACTTTTCTTCACTAATATCTTCTTCATCTAATCTTTCTATTTGTGCAAATAAGTAATTATTCAAATCATTTAATGTATTTTTCATTTTTTAGTTCTCCTTATCAATTAAAACCTTTCCATTCCCATAATTCACCTTTACAGTTTCTTGCTTTGTATTTTATTTTTAAAATTCCCAGGATTGTTCTTAATGTACTTCCTTTTCTCCCTAATTTCATTGATAGTTCTTTCAATGTCATATTTGGAGCATTCTCTTTTAAAAAATTTATTTCAGCATCATTTAATTCATAATTTTTTTTGTCAAAAATACATTTAGCTGTTAAAATCTTTTTAATTCTACTTTCACTTGTGTGATATTTTTCCATTATTTTGGCTATAGAAACACCATTATTATAATCTATAACTATATTTTCTTTATCTTCATCACGAAGCACTTTTCTTTGATTTAAAAGTTCTAATTTGTTTTTCTCTAAGATTCTTTTAAGTCTATCCTCTCCTAAACCAAAATATTTTTTCAATTTATCAAAAGTAAAACCTTCTTGTATTCTTTGTTTTAATTCAATTAAATTTACAGAATTATCTCTTGCTATTTTTATATCACCAATTAAATTTATTCTGCACTCTCTACATATTCTACTAAATTTTGAATGAGTACAATTTACTTTCTCAGCTAGTTTAGAGTAATGTAATAAAGGATATGATAAAATTAAATTTTCTAAAAAATTTTTTTTAATGTTCCTTACTTCTTGTATTGAAAGAAATAATTTTTTAGCTAAGACAGAAGATTTTTCTTTCAAATGTTCTATTATATATTGTTCTTCAAACTCTTTATCTCTTCTTTCTTCAATAATTTTATCTGCATCACATTCAATCAATTTTTTAATAAATATACTATCGTATGGATACCCCATTTCTTTAGCAACTTTATCTATTTCATAGATTCCATAATTATCAAATAACTCACAAAATAATTCTTTTTGTAATTCTTTTATATCTGAAGTTTCTATTTGTAATCTTTGACTTAATGTCTTATGTTTTTTCATGAGATTATTTTTTATATAATCTCTTAAAAAAGTATCGTTTTTTAAAGATATTGCTTCCATTCTAACCACCAACTATATTTTTATATTTTTCTTTAACACTAGATTTATCTACATTAACATAAATCATAGTTGTATTTATGTTCTGATGTCCTAAAACTTGTTGAATTTCTTCAACATCCATTCCTTTTTTTAGTGCCATTGTTGCAAATGTTCTTCTAAATCTGTGAGGGTGAACATTTTCAACTTTGGCTCTGGTTGCAATTGATTTTAATATTCTTCTAAATCCAGCAGTATCAATCTTACTACCTAGAATTTGATTTCTATAACATTTATACATAAGTCCATCAACTACCCACAAATAAGGAGTATTATAATTTCCTCTTTCACTGATATATTTTTTTATTGCAAGTGCTGCAATTGTACTCATAAAAGCAACTCCTTCTTTATTTCCTTTTCTAATAATTTTTATCTCATTTTTTTCAAAGTCAATATCTCTAATTTTTATATTGGCCAACTCTGTTGCACGAACAGCACTAGATATAAGTACTTCCATCATTGCTTTTTCTAATGAGTTTTCACAAGCCATTCTAAGCTTTTCTAACTCTAATTGTGTAAATGCAGTTTTTTCAGTTTTTTGACCTTTAACTTTTTTTATTTTTTTAACAGGATTATTAGAAATGTATTCTTCTTCATTTAAAAATGAAAAGAAGGAATTTAAAATTCTTCTAATATTATCTATTGAAACAGCTTTCTGTTGGTTCTTTTCTCTTTCTACAGCTAAATATAATCTAATATCATCTGTAGTAACTTTTAAAAAATCTTTTTTTATAAAAAGAGAAAATAATTCAAGAGAATTTTTATAGTATAGTAAACTTTTGTCACTTAGATTCTCAGCTTTTTTTGTTAAAAAGAATTTTTTCCAGAGCTCTGCATTAGTTCTATCTGAAACTACTATTTCATATTTTTTTGAAACGATATCATAATCTTTTAACTGAATAATTATTGTATTTTTGATTCTTTCAATATCATCAATACTGAAATTATTATTTCTATTTATTTCAAAAGTAATTTGATTAATAATACTATTTTTTATATCTTCCATAATCAACTCCGAATTCTAAACTTGTGTCACCACTAATAGCATAACTGAAAGTATCCCAGCTCCCAAAACATTTACCTGTTAAAGCATCTTCATTTTTACATCTAGCTTTAGCACCAGCAAGAGTTAATTGAACATAAGCCATTTGAATAGCATTTTCATCTAAATCACTGCAACTTATAAAAATTTTATTTTGATAATTAATACCTTTTTCTTTTAAAACAGCTAACATTCCTAATATTAAACAACCAGATCCACAGGCTGAATCTGTTATTTTAATATTTTTTCCACTATCTAATTCTTTTTTTAATTCTTCAAATCTTGTATATGCTAATAATTTTGATAAATGAAAAGGTGTAAAAAATTGCCCTTTCATTTTATTATGAACTTCTAACTTATGATGAATTTTTCCTAAATAATCATCAATATTTTTTTCAAAAAGTTGAATCAGGTCCACATTACAGTCAATAAATACATCAATTATTCCTTCACCATATTTTTTAACTATATTCTTATATTTTTCTTCCCTATCTTCTGCCCCAATTTTATTGCAAGTATTTGAATAAGTGTAAAACATACATCTTATCCAATCAAAAAATATTTCATCATAATTTTGTTTATGAACTAAACTTTGTATTTTTTTTACTATATTATCAACAGAAGCTTCTACAATAATATTTTTACTTGAAACAGATCCACTAAAAAGATTTAAATTATCGTTCATTTTTGTTCCTCCAATATCTTTTTTAACTCAGCATATTCTTCTACTATATTTTTTACTTCTTCTTTTTTTACCTGAAAATCATTAAATCTAGGTGTTTCTTCTGTTATAGTTAAATTTCCTTTTAAAGGAACAAACTGATTATGAAAAATAACAATATAAGGATTTTTTAAACCTGCTCCAGGTTCACTTTCTAAAAAACCAACAATTAAATCAGCACCATTTTTACAATCAAAACCCCAAGACTTTTTACCACTTCTCATTCTTATAGATGAATATTTTACATCAATATAAAGTCCATCTAAACAGAAATCAAAAACTGGATTATTCTTTTGCCAATATTTATTAGCATCAATTGCTTTAGGTACAAGTTTTTGAAAATACTCTTCAGCTTCTCCACCAAGTCTTGTAGATCTACCACCATATTTAATTTTGTCTTGTATTTTTAATAATCCTGATGTAAGTAAAATTTTATGAGCAACTAAAATAGGTAAACCACTTTTTTGAACAGCTTCATAAAAATTTCCACATTCTCTGTAAATTTCAACTATTTTTTGCAATTTAATCATCTCCTAGTAAATAAGTTACAGTTCCATTTTTTACAAACCAAAACTTTGAAACTGTGAAGTATAGGATGTATTTTCTCTCTACTTCTATTCTTTTTATAAGATGTTCATCATTTTTTCTTGATATATATTCAAATTTAGCTATTCCTGATTTTGTTTGAAGCAATATCTTATCATTTGGTTTTAAGTTGACATTTAATTGATTATTTACTAATTCTATTTTTTTCATTTTTCTCCTTTTTTTCTTCTGCTTCAATAATAATTTCTGTCAATAAGTTACAGAAATATGGTGATTTTAAGTAAAAATCTTTTGGATACGAAGATAGTTGATTTTTTGTATCTTCTAAAAATTTGATAACATCTATTCCAGAAGCCATCATTTTTGAAAGTTCTGTATAAGTTTTTATAAGATTATCAAATTCTTTTAATCCAGGTGTAGCTTTTAAATAAACTTCTTTGATATGAGTCATATAATCTGTATGCCATGCATCAGCTGTTGAAACTAACTCTATTTTTGCTCTAAAAAACCATTTTTTTATTATTTCTATTAAATCCCAATAATTTAAAGAACTTAGTCTTGTTTTGTTAGCATTTAAAAGCATTTCGTAACAAATGATTTCTATTATATTTTCATGTGTAACATCGTATCTCTTCTTTTTAAAAAACTTTTTTTCTGTTTCTAGAACTTTATCTGAAATTTCTTTTAAAGAAGTTTTTAAAGTGAAGTTGTCGTTACACTGGCTTTTTATATATTTTGAAATTTCATCATACATTTCATATGTCTTAGATTTTTTTTTAGCCATTACTCATTTTTACCTCTTTCTTTCCAATCAAATTCTTCTGCTTCTTTTTTCTCTTTATAGAGTTTAATAGCCATATCCTTAGCACTATAATTTCTCATACCTATTGTTTTTTCTTTACTTCTCTTTTTATAAGCAGCATCAGCTTTACTTTTATCTCTCCAATATTGTTTTTCACAAATAGCAGAGCAGTATTTTACTCTTTTATCTTTTATATCTGTAACATACACTCTTGTACCACAATGAGCACAAACAAATTCACGAGGACAATCAACATTATCATAAAATTGATTAACTCTTATTTTCATTGTTTCTCCTTAAAAATTATTTAAATGATATTTCTTCATATACCCATGCCATATATTTATCTGAAAAGTTAAAGATTTTATTTAATTCTTTTTCACTTATTCCTAATCTTCTAGCAGCACCTTTCATTTTGGCAGTATCTAAATCTTTAACCATTCTTGCCCAGGAACAAAGAGTTCCCATAAAGCCTACTGGAAGCTTTTGAGAAACGTCATCAGGTGTTAAAATTGGAGTTTCATTTATACCTGAAAGGCATTTCATTGCTTGTTTTCCCATAACTTCTGTATAAAAGAAATTACCTCTTACATCATCTTCTATGTCGTCATCTGTAGGTTCAAAATATTTTTCATATATCTTATCTGCAGAAGCACGAACCTTACATATTTCCATATAATTTTTAAATGGAATGATTCCATCATTCTCTCTAAGTTCTTTATCCCACACATTTTTATGATTTGTACAAGTCCTAGAGATATTAAGAATAATTGTTGCAAGTAAAGCTGATTCTAGCTTTTCATCAGTTGGTTTTTTAGTAACTTTTATTTCTTTTTTTTCATTTATCTTGATTTCTCTCTTCTCTGTTTTCTTCGCTTTCCTCATTCTTGACACCTTTCTCTGCCATAAGAGCAGCCAAAGCTATTTTTAAAATATCCATGTTACCTTCCTCTATTATTAAATTTTTTTAAATAAAATTCATATTCTCCATTCTTTTTTAATCTTGATATTTTACTTGAACAAGTTCCAGGAGTTCTTTCGAGCATTAATCCTAATTCCTCTCTTTTCATAGTTTGATCATAACCAACTAAATCTATTAATTCATTAATAGTCCAATGTTTTCCAGTATTTTTAAATAATTCAGGAGTATAAACTAATCTCCCACTTTTATCTCTTTTATTTGTTTTCATAGAATCACATCCAGCTTTCCAATAAAAGAAACGGAAAGTTAAGTTTATTTTTAATTTTTTTCCAAAAAGTAGTTTCCGCATATTCCACTTCAAAATTTTTTATTTTTTCTTTATTTTCATAAGCTATTACAACAGCTTCATTAAAATCTTGTGTTAAATGTTCTCCATTTACTAAATATGTATCTCCCCATATTTTTCTTATTTCTAACATGATGTCCTCCTAATAGTATTGACACCACAAACAACTTACTGTAAAATAAAACTGTCCAGGGCTTTATTAACACGAGCAAGTCATTTGCAGTGCAAAATAATAAAGTCTTTTTTTAAGCTAATCTATTTAAAACCTTTATGAAAACTTTAAGTTCTTCTATTTCATTCTTTAAATTAACAATCCTTGAAATTCCAAGCATAGCAACTGCTGCATCATCATCCACAAGAGAGTTATTATAATTTATTGTTTCTTTAGCTTTTTTTATCAATTCTTCTTTATTGATTAAATTATTTTGATTCTCATTACTCATAGTTCCTCCATTAGTTGTTGTAATTTTTTTACATATTCTGTAAGTTCTCTTTTATATTCTTCTCTTTCTTCATCTTTTAATTTTTTAACTCTTTTTTCCATTTTTTTAATTTTATTAAAATTAAAATATTTTTGTTCACCAGGTTCACTAGTATGATTTTTAAATTCTTCTCTTGCTGGAGCTAATAATTGTTTTATCTCTTTAACTTTTGAAGCTTCAGTTATTAAAACTGCTTTTACATCATCAAAACCTATTGAATTATGAGATAATATTTTTATAGCTTGATCTGATAAACTAAAGATTTTATCTTTGTAGTCAGGAAAATAGTTATATAAATTCCAACGTTTTAAAAATACAGAAACCATATCTTTTGTAAGCCCTGCACTTTCATACCAAGCCATAAAACTACCAGAAGCTTTTAATATTTTTTCAACTTCAGCTAAAGAACTGCATATTTCAAAAAGATTATTTTTATATTTTCTAAAGCTGTTTAAAAGTTTTGCTTCTTGTTCTTCAACTTTTTCTTTATCAATGTCAGATATTTCGTAACTTTTGAAATCAAATTTTCTTAATTGATTAGTAGAAATTGCATTTTCAAATTGTTTCATCACATCATTCATCATCTATCTCACCCCAAACTTTTACAAAAACTTCTTTTATATCATCTAATTTTTTTGATCTACTTTCCCAAAGTAGAGTACCTTTTTCAAGTAGTTTTAAAATAACTGCTGAATGATTAATTGGAATAGATAAGAAAACTCCTGAACGAGTTAATGTATCTTTTAAAAAAGTGTAGAAGTTTTTTTCTATTCTTGTTCTTCCTACTCTATTTGGAATGACAGCTCTAATTTTAGAAATATCAGTTTTCTTAAGTAAGTTTAAAATAGAACTTGTTGTGACAGAATCTAAAAAAGTTGGAACAATAATGTGTTCAGCTACATCAACAAAGATAGAATCTAAGTCCATGACAGGTGATCCATCTATGATGATATGTTTAAATTCATCTCTTAAACTGTTAATTCTTTTCTTAAATTTTTCATCAAGATTCCCTTTAACTTTATAACCTTGAAGATGTAAGAAAAATAAATTAGGTCTTAACTTAGTTAAGTTATAAGGCTTTCCTTCAAGCATATCTTCAAGCCCTTTTTTTGAAGTATCTTCAACTTTTATTCCAGAATAATTCAAAATATTATTCTGAGAGTCTGATGTTAATATTAAGACTTTTTCATTTTTAAAAGCTTTGTATGCTGCTAACTGTAATGCTATCCAGCTTTTTCCAACTCCACCTTTATTGTTTTTTACTAGTATAACTCCCATAATATCCTCCTATTTTTGATTTTTTTTAGCAAAATATATTTTATGATTTTGTAAGTTTATTAATTTTGCTCCATCGAACTGAAGCTGTAAAAGTGGATTTACTATACCTTGATTTTTATTAACTATTGCATAACTTCCATCTGCTCTCTTCTTTACAACTCCACAAGCTATAACTTTATGATCCTTAACAGCTAACACATAATCGTCTGTGTAAATGTAGTTTTTATCAATTTTTATACCTGTACTTTCTAGCCAAATAACATCTGAAAAATTAAATTCTTGCTCACCATTTTTTTGGTTTGTTCCTTTTATTTTTCTTTCCTTGAAATCAACATTCAAAGCTTTATAAACTCCTCCTGTTGTAATGCTGTAAAATTTTCCATGTAATTTCATTTAATAATTTTCTCCTTTCTTGTTATAAAATTCAGGTTCTCTTAGTTTTTTAAATGCTCCCATTTCTACACCATGTAAATCAAAAGATAATCTACCCCAATCTACACAGTACTTATATTTTTCAAAATCTAGTTTTTCATTTTCTGGAAGCTTAGAATTTACTCTTTCAAAGTCTTTTTGTAATTTACACCATTTATCAAATGGCATATTTATTTTTACAGTTTCTCCCATTTATTCTCCTTTTAAGCATTTAGTAATCCTAATTCTCTTATTTTTTCTTTTATTTTTTGAGAAATCATTAAATAATAGACTGTTTCTGTATTTTTCTTAATTTCTCTAAGAGCAGGATTTTTAAATTTTTCTATAATTTCATCTTCAATTTTCAACTGCTGCTCTGTAGGTAAACTTTTAAAAACTTCCATAGCTTTGTCATCTTTTTGATACTCCTTTCTTTGTTCATTTTTAATTTTTTCTTGTTCAAGCTCTTTTTGTTCGATAGCTTGTAAATTTACTTCACAAGTTCCTTTAAACAAGTGAGCTGAAAAAACTGCTGCAATGTTCTTAACATCCTTTTTATTTTTTAGGATATCTATTTGCTCCTGGAAGAGATTTAAAAGATAGTCTATTGAATTATTTTTTAATAACTCAATTATTTTATCTTCATGCTTCCTAGAAAAATCAATTTCATTTTTCTTAAACCATTCTTTTATTTTTTTTAAATCATCAGGAGCTTTTTCTTCTTTATGATTTAGTTCTTTATTTATGTTATTTATATTATGTTCTTTATTGTTGTCAATTTTTAACAAACTAGTTTGCGATTTTTTAACAGAGTAGTTTGTCATTTTTTTACAATCCAGTTTGTCAATTTTTAACAAACTAGTTTCCGTTTTTTTAAAAACTAGATTTTCAATTTCTTGAAAACTGATTTTAAAGAATCTACGACAGGGAGTTCCCCTATTTTCTTGAATTAATATACTAGCTTCTATTAAATCTTGAATTATTTTATTTTGTTTATGTCTACTTAAACCTGTTAAATCTTCTAAAGTTTCTATAGTTTGATAGAACCAACCTTCATCGTCAGCTAAACCATCTGAAGCTTCTATAAGAATAGTTAATAAGAAAGCAGGTTCTATCCCTAAAGTTTTAACTACTTGTTTATTCAAGGTATAGTAGTTGCTAGACATTAATAATTGTTTAAATGTCTTTTCTTGCATTTTATCCACTCCTTTTTAAAGTGGTTTTTTAATGTCAGCATATTGATCAGCTATATTCTCACAAATTTGTCTTATTTCATATTCTCTTGCAGCTAATAATTGATCAGCTACTTCTTTTTTATTTTCATCAATCATTTCTTGGTTTATCATTTCTTTTATTAAGTTAGCCAATGCTTTTTCTATTTTTTTTCTATCTTTTATATACTTTATATACATTTAAGCCTCCAATTAATCATTTAAAATATCTTTTAAAGTCCAAATTTCAATGTTCTTTGTGCTTATATATTGCCAAAGAACTTCATCTTCATAGCCATTATCCAATTTATCTTGATATTCTTTTAGAAGCTGTCTTCTCAAATCTTCAAGTTTTTCTACTTTCTTTTCAATATATTCTCTACTTTTCATAGTTGGTCTCCTTATCATTTCATCCCTTTATACAATCTTTCAAGTTCTTTCATTGCTTCCATTAATTTTGGATGCTTAGAATTCATTATTTTATTTTTAGTTTCTTCATACCAATTTTTGCTAATATCTCTATTGATATAATGTATTCTTTCAATTCCTAAAAAATCCATTTGTACTTTTCCAGGTAATTCCACTAAAGCAAATATTATTTTTGTAGTTTCATCTATAAAATATAAGTCTTTCATTGTAATCCCCTTAAAATCTCTTTTTAATTTCTTCAACAAAACTTTCATCAATGTTCAAACAGCAAGGTTGAATATCAAATCTTTCAGGAAGAATTGAATATTTAAAATCAATTTCTTTTTTTGCTTCTTCTTCAGAAGTAAATGCTGAAAGAATAGTTTTATCAGCATTAGTTATGATATAAATAGTTCTAAAATTTTCAGGTATTTTATCTTTTTTCTTAGGCATTTTTATCGCCTACTTTGATGTTACAAGGATAGCCCATTTTCTTAAGTTCATCCTTAATTTCAATAAATTTTGTTGTTTCTCCATACTTCTTAATTAATTCTTGTAATTCTGATACTCTCATAAATTTTTCCTCCTATTTTGTTGGAGAAATATAGAAATATCTTGTAATATGATAACAATTGTGCTATAATTATTATCAACAAGGGAGCTAATTATTTTTAATTACTTCTTTGAAAGAAAAGAGTACTTTGGTCGGTGGCTCTTTTTTTTTATTTTCTCCATAACTTGAAATCATCTTCACACTCATCTAAAAACTTCTTAATTTTCTTACCCAGCAGATACCAAGTAATCAAATAAAGTATTAAATTAGTTAAAAAACAAATAGTTATTAAGAAACAAATAAGTAAAAAACTTTTAATCAT